CCTTGCCAGGACACGCCAGCGCCCGGCGCGCCGGATGGCCCGGTCGGACCCGCTACGCCTGCAGCGCCCGCCGGTCCTTCAACGATCACCTCGATGAGGTCGATCGTGTCGCCGATCACCTCGACGTTCTCGGTGTTCTCGACAATTACCTCGACCGTGTTAGGCATCGGCATTTCCCCCACCGAAGCCGATGAGGGTGCCCATGAGGATCACCTCTTCTCGCCCGCCGGCAATGCGTTGCAGTTCATAGTTGGTGAGCGCCCCCACCGGGATCGCGCGGCTTTGGGCAATCGTCAGCTGGACGGTGGCGCGGGCATTCGTTACCCCCTCGTCGTCGGAGAGGGTGATGCCCGTCCCTACCCCGAGGTTCACCAGCCCATTCTGGCCCATGAATGAAAACTGGAGGCTCGAGTCGAGAGACAGGAGCGTCCCGCCCGAACCGCCGGCACGGTATCGAAGGATGATGGGATCGGGTGCGCCGATGTGAACATAGAAGTTCTTCGTCGGCGTTTCATAGACGCTGGACATTTCGCTGGTTCCCGTCAGGTCGTCAGATATGTGAACACGATGATGCCCGGCTTGCCTGCGCCGCCCGAGGCCGTGGTGCTGCCCGAGTAGCGGCCGCCGCCGCCACCGCCGCCATAGTTGCCGCCGGCACCGCCAGGCATGCCGGCCGCGCCACCACCGCCGGGGCCTGCGGATGTGCCATCAGACGACTGGACCCAATAGCTACCATTGCTACCAGCGCCGCCCGGATAGGTGCCCCTTGCACCGCCTCCGGAAAGACCTCCGTTAGCTGTTCCGCCGTCGCCGAGGCTGTTACCCGTGCCGCCGCTGCCGTTTGGACCAGCCGCACCGCCGCCGCCGCCGTATGTTGAGTTTCCGGCGCCGCCATCCCTCGTGAGCGTTCCGACTGAACTTGCCGCAGTGCCGCGACTTGAACCGCTTGCAGATCTCGCCGCGACACCGTCTGCCGTCGATGTCGGTTCGGTGTTCGCTGTCTTGTTCGCCCAGGCTGCGGCACTGCCGCCAGTGGTGGGAACGTTGCAGTAAAGCGTCCCGCCTGCCGTGAGGCCCGTTAGCGTGTCGTTCTTCGCATAGGCGCCGCCGCCGCCGCCCGCGCCATTGCTTCCACCGATAAAGACTACATAAGTCGACGCCGCGCCGTTACCACCAGCGCCGATCGCTTCGATCGAGACCAGCGAGGCGAAGTCGGAAGGTATGGTAAAACTGCCGCTCGTCTTGATGAACACGGTCTTCTGAACGCCGCTCCCGGCCGCGCCGCTCGAGGCCGAGTTATTCACGTTGCCGGGGATCATGCCAGGCCCTTGCGGAGGGTGCCGTGAATGAGGGGCGTGGCCGCATCGATCACGGTGTAATACAGCACGTCGATCGCGCCGGCCGATGCCGTCAGGGTCGGATCCACGCCGCCGTCGAACACCCACGCCGAGCCGAACGCCAGCGTCCGCGGCGTCGAATCCTGGGTGATCATGATGAACCCGCTCTGCGCTTCCTTGACGTTCGTCGGGTTGCCCAGCGTCGAGTTGCCCGAGCTGGGATTCAGCGCGAAATTGATGCCGGTCGACATATCGACGGCAGTCGTTCCGCCGGCCGTGTAGGTGAGCGTGACCTTCTCGGCGGCTTCCCAGAGCTTGTCGGTCGTGGCCACCTTGCCGGCAGTGTTCGCCAGGTACTGCGCCGCCGTCATTTCATCGAGCGTCGAGGCCGTCCCGGCGCCGATCGCCGTGCGCGCCGCCGCGGCATTCGCCGCCGTGAATACGCTCGCGCCGACCGTCGTGGCGCCGAGGTTCGTTCGCGCCGTGCCCGCGTTCGCGACGTCTGAAAGGTTCGAGGCGGCCGTGAGCTTCGCAGCGTCACCGGCGTCCACGTATTGTTTCGTGGCGGCCTTCATTGCCGCATTGGGATCGGCACTCAGGGTGAGGTAGCCGGTCATCGTCCCGCCAGCCAACGGAACCATGAGGTCCGCATACTGCTTGGTTGCGGCACCGAGCGCCGTCGAGGGATCCGCGTCGAGGATAAGGGCGCCGGTCATCGTGCCGCCCGACTTGTCGAGCTTGCCCGAGATCGCGCTGGACGAGGTCGTATCGCCCACCAGATCCCACTTCGTGTTCGCGTTATAGATGATGTACTGGCCGGCGCCGCAGGTCGAAGGCGAGCCGTTGATGTGGGTGTTCCACGAGGAGTCGACGCTGCCGCTGGCCGACACGGCGTAATAATCGCCGGGCGTGTAGCTGCCAGACAGTGCATAGGCGACGGTCAGGTTGACCGTGCCAAGATAGGCCGCGCCCACGGGGATCATCGAGGTGTCGATCAGGCCGCCCGAGTTGAGCTTCACCACCTTTCCGGCGTAGGTCGAGGAACCGCCGACCGACGTCTGATAGCCGCCGCTGTCCACGTATTGCTTCGTGGCGGCGTGCATCGCGGACGACGGATCCGCGTGCAGCGTCAGGAACCCCGACATCGTGTCGCCCGCCTTGGCGAGCTTGGGCGACACCAGGCCGTCAACGTATTGTTTCGATGCCGCATGCAGCGCCGAGGTCGGGTCGGCATTGAGGGTGAGATCGCCCGTCAGCGTGCCACCAGAGAGCGACAGCACCCCGGCGATCGCGGTCGTGAGGTCGTCGGCCACCGCGTCGACCTGCTGTTTTGTGGCCGCCCCGAGATCCGCCACGGCATCGCCGGAAAGGATCAACAGGCCGGTCATGGTGTCGCCCGACTTCGCGACCTTTGCGTCGAGCGCCGTCTGTGTGGCCGTATTGATGCCGGTGCTGGACGCGCTGGCATAAGGAAGCGCCGACCAAGTGCTGCTGCCGTCGCCGACCTTGATGCGGATGTCAGACGAGGACACACGCTCGATGCCGATCTCTCCGGAGCCCAAAACGAGGTTGTTCGCAGCCCAATCGGCAGTCGTTCCGATCAGGCTTCTGATGCGGGCATAAGTGTCAGCCATGTGGAATTCCTGTTAGGCGGCCGGATAGCTCGGCGTACCGGAAATGACGGTGTTACTGTTGGACGGGCTGGCCGGTGTTCCGG